GGTCAAGGACAGTGACACCCATATTTTTACAAGGAGATTTTTTATGGGAAATTTGCAGGTATTCAAATACGAAAACAACGATGTGCGCACGGTGGAGATGAATGGCGAACCGTGGTTTGTAGGCAAGGATGTAGCTGCTGCACTTGGTTATGGAAAGGGAAAATCTCTTGCTAACGCTGTAACAAATCATGTTGATTCTGAAGATAAAGGGGTCACTGAATTGATGACCCCTGGCGGTAAACAAAACGTAACAATTATCAACGAGTCCGGCTTGTACAGCTTGATTCTTTCCAGTAAACTTCCCACCGCAAAACAGTTCAAACGCTGGGTTACCGCGGAAGTCTTGCCGGCCATCCGCAAAAACGGCGGTT